GATACACAAGGAGCAGATTCACGCTTACAAGTACGCTTTTACAAGAAATCCGTACAACAAGAGCAGGAATCCATAGACGCTGGCAGACCAATCTACAAAGACTTTGATTTTGTACATATCTGCGTTGCTGGCGATACCCTAACCGAAATCGACACTTATGCGTTACAAAACCATAAGCAGCGTTTTCCTATTCAATGGGCTAATTACATGAATAGACAAGGAGCGCATGACGATGAAGTTGTTGGAACACCTTTATCAGAGTGGCCTTTAGTATCAAAAAGCCAGGCTGAAGAATTAAGGGCAATTAAGTTCCAAACGGTAGAATCTATTGCACACGCTTCAGACCAACAGTTACAGCGCATGGGAATGATTGCAGGAATGTCCCCTTATGCGTTCCGTGACAAAGCAAAGGCATTTTTAAATCTAGCAACTACGGCAGCAGAAACCGATAAGCGTGAGCATGAAATTAACGCTCTAAAAGAAGAAAATGAAAAAATTAGGGTTGAATCAGACCAAAAATTAGCCAAACAACAAGCGCAGATTGATGCACTTATGGCTATGATGGCTGAAAAAAAACCTAGAGCAAAAAAGGTTAAAGAAGCTGAAGAAGCCTAATTGTGCCTAGCAAACTTGCCGTGATATAAGTCCCTAGCTTCATGGGCTACTAGATCGGCAAGTTCTAAATCTTCAAAATACCCTAAGTATTTTTTATTTTTATTTACAGCAATTTCAACCTTATAACGCTTATCTTTCTTAACCCAACTAACATTTTTATAGCCTGAGGTGTTGTTTTTTTGAATTTTCACATTCCATTGATTTGTAGTGTTATCCGCTTCTCTTAAATTTTTAATAGTATTGTCTGCTCTATTATTATTTATATGATCTACTTGTTTAGGTAAATAACCATAAAACATTAAAAAAATTAAACGATGTATTAAATATGGTCTTTTTTTAATAGTGGTAGAAAAATAACCAGTTTTTGCTAAAGAACCAACTTTTTTGCCAATTTTTGATCGTTGACCAGTTTTTTCTTTGCAATACAAATGTCCGTCTTTGTATTCAAAAACTTGATGTAAATACTCTTTTGTTAGGGTAAAATTAGTTTCAGACATTGCAACTCCAATAAGTTGTGCTGTTTAGGGGCGAAGGTAGCGGAAACTGCCTTCTGTTCCGAACCATTATAACCCAAATACTTGGGTAAAAAACCAAGTAAGAGGATATAAATATGTCATCAACGATGCTCCAATTAGTAAATCAAGTTCAATCTGAACTTAATTTAGCTATTACCCCCAATGTGGCAGGTAATCCTAGCCAAGACACGCAACAAATCTTGGCTTTGATGAACCGTGCTGGCTATGATTTAGTTAAAGAACACAATTGGCAAGCGTTGGAGTTGGAGTATCGTTTTTACACCACAGCAATAACTACGACCTGCGATACCGTTGCTAACACTTATAACCTATTAAATGTTGGTAATGTTACAGGTTTAGATAACAACTATTCAATCGTTGGCACAGCTATTCCCCAAGATACCTATGTTGAATCAGTTGCAGGATCAACCGTAACGGCTAGTCAGTTAGCATCGTCTACAAGCGTTGGCGGTACTGTAACTTTTAGTAGAACAAAGTATCCGTTGCCGTCTGATTATGAAACCGTCACAGATAATACCCATTGGGATAAGACAAAACATTGGCAAATGCTTGGCCCAGTTGATGCACAGCAATGGCAATGGCTGAAATCAGGCTATATTTCAACAGGCCCTAGGGTTCGTTGGCGTATTCTTGGCAATGAGTTTCAGATTTGGCCACCATACAACACCCTAGAATACTTAGGCTTTGAGTACCGTTCTAAAGGTTGGGTCAGAAGTGCTAATAACCAAGTAAAGAACAGTTTTACGGTTGATGACGATACTTCTGTATTGGATGACACCATTCTTGTTTTGGCAACAAAACTTAAATACTTCCAAATTAAGTCGTTTGATACTACTGCATTGCAACAAGACTATAACCGTTATTTAAGCATTGCCAAAGCTAACGATAAAGGCTCTGCTACCCTGTCATTTGCTCCGCAACCAAGCGCAGTATTGATTGGCTGGGCAAATATTCCCGATACTGGTTATGGTAGTTAATTATGGCAGTACAAGCTAGAAGTGCCTTAACTGCATCACTACCATCGCCTATTGGCGGCTGGAATGCTAGGGATTCTGTAGCACAAATGCCCCCTGTTGATGCGGTCAGCTTAACCAATTTATACCCTACTCCTACGGATGTTCAGTTGAGAAAGGGTTATTCTAAGAAATCAATAGGCATTACTGGCAAAGTCAATACATTGATGAATTATGCTGGCGCAAATACCCAAAAACTGTTTGCTGCCGCTGGTACAGCCATTTATAACTGCGATACAACTACCGCTACCAATGTTTTTACCGTTACTAACGACAAATTTCAGTATGTCAACATAACCAACGCTGGCGGTAACTTTTTAGTGGCTTGTAATGGCACAGACCCTACCTTGATCTACAACGGTACTAACTGGATCAAGATGGCAACCACTACAACGGCTGCCGCTATTTCTTCTATTACTCGTGCTGGAACGCTTGCCACAATGACAACCGCTACTCCTCATGGGTTAGCGACAGGCAACCAAATAACCATTACTGGCAACCTTCCATCGGCTTTTAACGGTACTTTTATTGTTACGGTAACAGGCGCAAGCACTCTTACCTATGTAATGGCTACTACCCCTGCTACTGATGCCTTAACTATTGGTAGTTATGTAATTGGTTTTGGTATAACTGGCGTAAATTCCAATACATTTATTAGTGTAAATTTATTTAAAAACCGCCTGTATTTCACAGAAAAAAACACCTTAAAAGTGTGGTTTTTGCCTGTTAATGCGTTGGGCGGTGCAGCTTCCCCATTGGATTTTGGTGGTATTGCTCGTAACGGTGGCTTTTTACAAGCTATGGCTACTTGGACTATTGATGCTGGACAAGGCGTAGACGATTACGCAGTTTTTGTTACTAATATGGGTGAAGCTATTGTTTATAACGGTACAGACCCAGCAAATGCTGACACATGGGCTTTAAAAGGCGTATGGCAATTAGGTTATATATATAGCAGAAGATGCTTTTATAAATGGGGTGGCGATGTCTTATTGCTTACCCAAGATGGATTAGTTCCATTGGCTTCTGCCCTGCAATCTAGCCGTTTAGACCCTAGAATTAACCTTACCGATAAGATTTTCTTTGCAATTTCTCAAGCGGCAGATGCTTATTCTAATGAATTTGGCTGGCAAGTCATTTATTATGCCAAACCCAATATGCTGATTATTAATGTTCCTGACACTTCAGGCACTCAGCAATATGTAATGCACACAATCAGTAAGGCTTGGTGCAACTTTACAGGCATCAACACGACCTGTTTTGAGCTACACAATGACGATATTTACTTTGGCGGTACAGGCTTTGTAGGCAAGTTTTTTGATACTTTTGCCGATGATGGCGCACAAATATCGGCTACTTGCCAACAGGCGTATAGCTATTTTGAGAACCCAGGTCAACAAAAGCGTTTTACTATGGTTCGCCCCACATTTTTAGTGGATGTAGGCTCACCTGGTATCTATGCTGGTATTAATACGGACTTCCAAACCCAAAATAATCTTGGAAAAGTCACTTTTGTAAACACCCCGACCACTACAGCGGTTTGGGATGCAGCTACATGGGATGACGATGTATTTGCTGGAAACCTAGTAATTTCACGCCAATGGCAGGGGGTTACAGGGCTAGGCTATGCAGGTGGTATCAACTTAAACATGGTTTCTGCTGGTATTGATGTGCATTGGGTATCTACAGACTATGTTATGGAAAGAGGTTCTGTAATTTAATGCGGAAAGTTACTACTGAAAACCAGCAATATATGGGTGATTGGCTAGTAAGAATGATGAATTACCCATTACCGCAAGAAACAGTATGTATAGGTCAAGAAATTGATGGAAATTTAGTAGCAGTAGTGGGTTATTGCAGTTTTATGCCAAAAGCGGTGCAAATGCACGTTGCTGCGGTAGATGAAGTAAATTGGGCAAATCGTGATTTATTGTGGGCA